TATTTAATGCCTGGTGGTGAGAAATTAGATATTGAAAGTGGTGACTTAGATGTAGAGGTTGGTGCTTCAAAAGCAAATCTAAAGAGAGCATTTGTAAAGGCTTCTAAAGGTAAAGTAACTAGTAGAGTACTTCTTAATAAGTTCATTCAGATGGTTGCTTAAACGAATCGATTCGTTTTTTTGATAAAAGGTTATATTATATGATGATAAAAAAACATAGTAAAAACAAGGACTTAGGTACTCCCCTTGACATTACAGTAAAAAAGTCGTATAATAAAGTATATTTGATGATGATGTTTAATAATAATAATGAGGTGAAAATATGAAGTCTATAGAAAAGTTTCTAATTGAAGCGACTAAAGAATATGGTAGTGAAGCAATTCTTACCAAAGAACAAGTTAAAGAGGTTTGTAAAACTGCTGGTACTAATAGTTTTGGTTTTGGTCATTTAGTCCAAGCTGGAATGTCTGCTGGTAAAGATAAGATTAAGTTGAAAGTAGTTGATGTTTCCAAAGAAGACATTGTAAAAGAGGTTCAAGTAAATACTCCTGCTCCGATTGTTCAAGTTCCTCAAGAAAGTATGAGTGTGAATTTAGTTATGTCAAGTGATATAGAAAATTTAATACCATCAAAGTTTGAAGGTTTTGTGCCTTGGGGTCATACCTCAACAATCAAACAGATTGTAAAATCTGGTTTGTTTTATCCTATCTTTGTTACTGGCTTGTCTGGTAACGGTAAAACTCTTATGATTGAGCAGATACATGCTGAGATGAAAAAAGAGTTAATTAGAGTTAACATTACAATCGAAACTGACGAGGACGATTTACTTGGTGGTTTCAGACTAGTCAACGGTGAAACAAAGTTTGTGCCTGGGCCAGTTATTGAGGCGATGCAAAGAGGTTGTACTTTACTTCTTGATGAGTGTGACTTAGGTTCAAACAAGTTAATGTGTTTACAACCAGTTCTTGAGGGTAAAGGTGTTTATCTTAAAAAAGTAAACAAGTGGGTTACTCCTAAGAATGGTTTCAACGTGATGGCTACTGCCAATACTAAAGGTAAAGGTTCAGATGACGGTATGTTCATAGGAACTAATGTTCTGAACGAAGCGTTCCTTGAAAGATTTGCTGTTACTTTAGAGCAACCATATCCTTCTGTTGCGATTGAAAAGAAAATCGTTGTTAATTCAATGAAGAAGTATGGTGCAGTTGACGAAAAGTTTGCAGACAATCTAATCACTTGGGCTGACGTTATTAGAAAAACTTTCTATGACGGTGGTATTGATGAGGTTATCTCAACTAGAAGACTTGACCACATTGCAAAAGCATTTGCAATCTTTAAAGATAAATCAAAATCTATTGACCTTTGTGTTGCGAGATTTGATGAGGATACTAAAGTTTCATTCCTTGACCTTTATGGGAAGATTGATAGTGGAATTAATCCTCTGGAAGAAGTTTCAAAAGAAGTTGAAGTTGAGGAAGAAGTTGAAAACGAAAACGACTTCTAAATAGAATAGTAGTTTATTAAGGGTTGTCCTCAGTTCCTTCTACTTTAAAAAAACGAACTGAATTGCATGAGGTTTTGATAGTTTCCTCTTGAAAATAAAAACTATCTTTTTTAAAAAAAGGCTTGAAATTTTTATAATGAATAACCATATATATAATATAGAAGATGCCATTAAGGGTCTTCGTTTTAAATCTTGCTTAATAAAGGAGAAATAATCATGGTAAGCAAACAAATATTCGACACACTTTCACTTCCACAAATTCTAAACTATACTATTGGGTTCGATAGAACCTTCGATAGACTAGAATCTAATCTGTTAGATGGCCATAATCGTTATGGTCAAATCAATATCAAATACCCCCCATATGACATAAAGAAAGTTGGTGATACAAATTATGTGATAAATCTGGCTCTTGCTGGGTTTGGGAAAGATGATATTGAGATTAAACTAGCAGATGGTATACTTTCAGTCAAATCAGATAAGGATAATGAATCTGAAGAAGAAGAAATTATTCACAGAGGAATTTCCTATAGAAAATTTGAAAGAAAGTTTACTCTTGCAGATGATATTGTAATTCAATCTGCAAAACTCAAAGATGGTTTACTATCTATTGAGTTAGAACAAATTGTGCCTGAGGAAAAACGTCCTCGTACAATCGAAATCAAGTAATTTCGCTTGATTTAATACTTTATACAATGGAGATATTATGTATAAGAAACTGACTAAAAAAGAGAAGATTGTAAATCTTCTTAATAAAGGTAAAAACGTAACTTGGAAACATCTAAGAACTCGTTTTGATTTGAAAAGCCCTACGGCTATGATTGACACTATTAAAAAAGAAGGTCATGTGGTTTACACAAACCAAACTTCTGACGGTGTTGCTTATAGAATAGGCAAACCATCAGCCGCTATCATTGCAGCTGGTGTTGCAAGTGTACTTGGTACAGACTACGCTTACAAAAGCTAGTCAAAAAAAACTTAGAAAAGGGGTTGACTTCAACCCCTTTTTTATTATATAATGAATACAAATTATGAAACTGTGAGAATACTATGGTAAAAGAAATTGACGTTGGTGCTTCCCAAATGGGAATTGAGGTATTAACCAATAAAGGTTCAAAAGACAATCCTACGAAATCAGTAGAGATTCAAAAACCACCAGAAACCCCCTATACAATAGAAGACCACAGTAAAATGTTTGAAGCAATGGGTCAACCAGAAAATGCGGCCGAACTCAAACAAAAGGCAGTTGATGCTTTAACTGAAGAGGGAAAAAATATGAATGATAATGTAGTAGATATAGATGCAGAGAAAGAAGAGAAAAGAAGAAAATCTAGAGAACTTGCTGCAGAATATAATAGAAGACAAGAATCTGGTGAGGATACCTCAGAACTCGAAGGTAATAAAGCTGAACAATCAAATCCAAGTGGTTTGGAAATTGCAATGCGACCTAAAGCTGCAGTACATATAATGAAAGTTGAATTTCCACTTAATGTAATGGAAGAATTTAATGCACATATTGATGATGTGGTTATTCCAGCAAATGTAGATGCTGGTGGTGGATTAGTTGGACAGATTAGTAGAGATAAGAGGTCAGCACAACTCACAATCGACCATGATGATGATGGTGTTGGAAAACAATTCTCAGATGTTATTTTAAGACTTGGTAAAGAATATATGACTAAAGTTACTGGAATGGAATCTGAAACATCAATGGAAACAATGTGGAGTGTACACAGTTATGAGGGTGATTACAATCCAGTTCACGACCACGGCACACGAACTCCTATGGGATTATCTTGTATACTATATTTAAAAGTTCCACCACAAATAGAAAAACTTGGAAACCCTTCTGAGGAATTTGAAGGATTAAATAATTCATCTGGTGCAGTTGATGGGTTTACTTATCTATCTTGGGGAATACATGGTATGAGAGATATCAATATGCTTAGACCAATAACAGAAGAATATATCAAACCAAGTGTTGGTACAATGTTATTATTTCCATCATGGCTAAGACATGGTGTAATGCCATTCTTTGGAGAAGGAGAGAGAAGAACTTTCTCTGCAAATATGAATGTAGTACCAGAAAGTAAAATTACTGGCGACCATTACAGAAAACATACACCAGAGGGATAATATAATGGCTGACGCACAAATACAGTTAACACCTGTGCCAGTAAATCTTTTATACATGATGGTTGGCACACTTCCAGATATTGCTGTAAAAGAAATTAATGAACATATTGATAATGTTGTAATTCCAACTAAAGTTGATTCCTCAAATAATCTTGTTGGACAAATTAGTCAAGATAAAAAATCTTCACAATTAAATTTTTCTTTAGAAACTGCATATGGTAAAAAATTTAAAGAAATGTTAGATGGGTGTGCTACATCACTTTTACAAAATGGTTATAAAAGAGAAGCACAAGCTAACGCATTTGAATGTTGGACTGTTCACAGTTATGCTGGGGATTACAATCCATTACATTCTCATGGAACTCATACACCAGCTGGACTGTCTTGTATACTATATTTAAAAGTTCCAGACTGTATCAAAGAAAAATCAGATACACCTAAGTTAAATTATGCTTCTGGTGATTGTGATGGGTTTACACAACTTATTTGGGATACATCTACAACTTATGACACCTATGGTTTATATAATCCAGGCCAAGAAATGATTAAACCAGAAGTTGGAAAAATAATTATATTTCCAAAGTGGTTAAATCACCAAGTGTATCCATTTTTTGGAGAAGGTGAACGCAGAACATTATCTGCAAATTTTAATGTATATTATTCTGCTAATGAAAATAAAAAATATGGAATGGTAAATGATTGATTATAAATTTGGTGAAGATAAAACTTTAGAAGAATTAAAAAAATACATTGACTCAACCTATGATATGCATTATAGTAAGAGTAAGTTCCAAGCAACTGAGTTTATTATAGACTCTGGACATGGTGAAGGATTTTGTATCGGTAATATATTAAAGTATGCTCAACGATACGGAAAGAAGAATGGTAAGAATAGGGCTGACTTACTAAAAGTGATACATTATGCTATAATAGCATTAAATTTAAATAATGGAGAAAGTGATGAAACTAAGTAATACTACAATATCAGTATTAAAAAATTATGCTTCTATTAATCAAAATCTAGTGATTAAAGAGGGTAAAGAAATAACAACAATATCTGCAATGAAAAACATTGTAGCAAGAGCAGAGGTAGAAGAAGAATTTACACAAGAGGTTGCAATCTATGACCTTAATGAATTTTTATCTGCACTATCTTTATTTAAGAGTCCAAATCTAGAATTTCAAAGTACTTTTGTAACAATTACAGAAGAAAACAATCCTAAGACTTCTCTTAAATATTTTTATTCAGACCCAAGTGTTGTAACAACACCAGAAAAAATGATTACCATGCCAAGTAACGAAGTAACATTTATTTTAGAAAGTGCAACATTATCTAACATTACAAAGGCAGCTGCAGTAATTGGTTCTGCTGATTTGGTATTAGAAAATTCTAGTGGTACTCCATCTTTAACTGTAAAAGATAAAAAGAATGATACTGCAAATAGTTATTCTATGGGTGTTGAAACAAAGGGTGAAGGTAACTTCAGTTTCTTCTTCAAAGTAGAAAACCTAAAACTTATAGACGGTAAGTATAATGTTGAGGTTTCATCTAAAAACATTTCACACATGAAAAATCAAAGCACTCCGATTGAGTATTGGATTGCACTTGAGCCTGAATCAAACTATTCAGTTTAATCTAGGAGTTATATTATGGAAGAATTCTTGTGGGTGGAGAAATACCGTCCAAACAACATAGGTGATTGCGTATTACCTAAAGAACTAAAAAACACATTAAACGAATTTGTCAAAGATAAGAATGTACCAAATTTAATTTTATCTGGTGGGCCAGGTGTGGGTAAAACTACAGCTGCAAAAGCAATGTTAGATGAAATTGGTGCAACATCAATGATGATAAATGGTTCTGAGGAGTCTGGTATAGATGTACTGAGAACCAAGATTAAAAACTTTGCTTCTACTGTTTCCTTAGAGGGAACTGGTAGGAAGTATATTATTCTTGATGAGGCAGATTATCTAAATCCACAATCTACTCAACCAGCCCTTCGTGGGTTCATGGAAGAATTCAGTAACAACTGTGGGTTTATCCTTACTTGTAACTACAAGAATCGTTTAATACCACCACTACACAGTCGTTGTAGTACTATAGATTTTCGTATACTCAATAGTGAAAAACCACAACTTGCAAAAGAGTTTTTTATAAGGGTTCAAGACATTCTAAATAAAGAACAGGTAGAATTTGACAAAAAAGTTGTAATGGAAGTTCTTTCCAAATACTTTCCAGACTGGAGAAGAGTTTTAAATGAACTCCAGAGATATTCTGCATCTGGTAAAATTGATGCTGGAATACTCGTAAACATATCAGAGGTAAATATAAATGAACTTATGCAAGCT